TTATGCCAATGGACAAAAGCGGTAGCGCACAATCAGTAGGAAAAAACTACAAAACCGAGGTAGCTGCTGGCAAACCAAAAAAACAGGCATTGGCTATTGCATTGTCCGAAGAACGCACCCATGCTAAAGGCAAACGCAAAGCTAAATTAGAAGAATCCTACGCTAAATACATTGCAAGCGAAGCATGAAACCTGGTTTATATGCAAATATCCATGCAAAACAAGAGCGCATTAAACATGGCTCTGGCGAACACATGAGAAAAGCTGGCTCAAAAGGTGCGCCAACTGCTAAAGACTTTAAAGAATCCGCTAAAACAAGAAAACAAATCATTACTGACAAAATGAAGGATATGTAATGAAACACATGACAAGAAGCTACCCACCAGAAAATGCTATGTTGCGCCCGCACAAAGACTCAACGCTTGAGAAACAACAAAAGAAGCGCCAAGAGCATAATCCCCCATTAGAGCTAGACGATAGTGGCATTCTGAATAAAAAAGCTAACCAAAGAATGAAGCGTAAAGAAGCATTGTCTAAAGCAATGAACAAATACCACGACCCTGACATTGTAGGATAATTGTAGTAGAATTAATCCCTTACAAATCAATTACTTGAGAATGTATGGATAATAAACAATTAAAAAATATTAAAGGCGCTGGTAGACCAGCAGGTAGCCCTAATAAAGCAACTGCTAAAGCTAGAGAAGCGTTTGCTGCTTTCGTTGATGCTAACTCAGAGCGTATGCAAGAATGGCTTGAAGCTATCGCTAGTGACCCTAAACATGGCCCTAAAGTAGCCTTTGATTGCTTGCTTGCTGTAAGCGAGTACCATGTGCCCAAGCTGGCTCGTACTGAAGTAGTAGGAGATGAGAAAGCACCACAAAGAATGGTAGTCAGTTGGAAGAAGTAATAGATGTAGAGCTTGATTACAAGCCTAGAGATGTATTCTTAGACTTTCATGAAAGAAGTCAGCGATGGGCAGTTATAGTGGCCCACAGGCGCTGCGGTAAGACAGTCAGTTGCATTAATGAGTTGGTATACAAAGCACTCATAGAGAACAAAGAAGATGGTCGCTACGCTTATGTGGCCCCTTATTACAGCCAAGCCAAAAACATTGCATGGGATTACTTATTACGCTTTAGTAAACCTGTCATGGCTAAAGCAAACCAAAGCGAATTATGGGTAGAGCTAATAAATGGTGCAAGGATTCGTTTGTTTGGTGCTGATAACGCTGACAGTTTGCGTGGCCTGTACCTTGATGGCATAGTATTGGATGAGTATGCCGATATGCGCCCTAGAATATGGGGTGAGATTATTCGCCCATTGCTTGCAGATAGATTAGGTTGGGCTGTATTCATTGGCACACCTAAAGGGCATAACGCATTTTGGGATATATATAACAATGCTACTAAAGACAGCGATTGGTACGCTAAGACGCTGAGAGCAAGCCAAACTGGTTTAATACCAGCTTCTGAGTTACAAGACGCAGCTAAGTCAATGACGCAGGACCAGTACCTTCAAGAGTTTGAATGTGACTTTGAGTCTGCAATCCTTGGGGCATTCTACGGCAAGGAAATGCGCCAAATCACAGACCAAGGCAGAATTACAGATATTGAGTACGACCCTATGTTTCCTGTGCATACAGCATGGGACCTTGGCTATTCAGACGATACGGCAATTTGGTGGTTTCAAGTAGTGCATGGTGAATTGCGTATGATTGACTATCATTCGTCAAATGGTCAGCCTGTAGCGTTTTATTCAGGCATAATTCAGTCAAGAGAGAAAGAAAAAGGCTATGTGTATGGTACACATTACTTACCTCATGACGCTAAAGCAAAGACACTTGCGTCAAATAGAAGCATAATTGAGCAACTTTCAGACAAAATTGCGTTAAAATCTATGAAAATTGTGCCAAGTTTGTCACTTCAAGATGGTATACAAGCAACACGACTAGCATTAACTAGAGCTTGGTTTGACCATAAGTGCGAAGATGGCATTGAATGTTTAAGGCAGTACCAGCGTGAGTACGATGAAGATAAGAAAGTGTTTAGAGATAAACCTAGGCACGATTGGACAAGCCATGGTGCAGACGCATTTAGGATGTTAAGCATTGCTTGGAAAGAAGAAGCTAAGTTGCCCCATAAAGATGACTCGATTAAAGGGCTATTTGTAGGTAAAACCGAAGTAAGTTTGAATGAATTGTGGAAACAACCACAAAGCACTTCAAGAGGAAGAATTTGATGGCAAACGATAAAGCTACTGTAAATCATACATACGAAGATTGGTACAAAACGATTATGGGCTATGAGCGCTCATATAAGCGTTGGGAAGCCAGAGTTGACCGCATTGTAAAGAAATATAAAGATGATAGCCGCTACGACAGAAACCCTAATGCACGCTTCAACATACTCTGGAGCAATGTGCAGACTATACAGCCAGCTATCTTTGCAAGACTTCCTAGACCTGATGTTAGCCGTAGGTTTAGGGACAATGACCCCATAGGCAGAGTAGCGTCAATGATGCTTGAAAGAGCGTTAGAGTTTGAGATTGAGCATTATGGTGACTACAAATCAGCAATGAATAACGCAGTATTAGACAGATTGCTAGGTGGTCGTGGTGTAGCTTGGGTGCGTTATGAGCCACATATTGTAGGTGAAGAGCCTGGAGAACCTGATGATGGTCTTGAAGTTACTGAAGATGCTGACGAAGCTGAAACACCTGAAGGTATGGCAAACGAGTCGCAAGAGCGAATTGAATACGAGTGTTGCCCTGTTGATTATGTCCATTGGCGGGATTTCGGTCACACTATCGCTAGAACCTGGGAAGAAGTAACAGCAGTCTGGCGCAGAGTGTATATGTCTAGACCTGCTCTTGTTGAGCGTTTTGGTGAAGAATTAGGCTACAAAATACCGCTAGACACAAAGCCTGATGACTTGAAGCAGTCTTACAAGTCAGATGATGGAGTATATGAGGCGGTGATATACGAGATTTGGGACAAAGAAACAGGCAAAGTATTGTGGCTTTCTAAGTCACTAGGCAAAATTGTTGATGAAAGAGATGACCCGTTAGGTCTTGAAAACTTCTGGCCATGCCCAAAACCACTATATGCAACGCTAACTACTGACTCTTTAGAGCCTATTCCTGACTTTACTATTTATCAAGACCAAGCTAGAGAATTAGACACGCTTTGCGACAGAATTGATGGTTTGATTAACGCATTAAAAGTGCGTGGTGTATATGACGCTTCAGCAAGTGAGCTACAACGCTTATTCTCTGAAGGTGAGAACAACACAATGATACCAGTAAGCAACTGGATGGCTTTTGCTGAAAAGCAAGGCATGAAAGGTGCGATTGATTTAGTTGATTTAGCGCCATTTGCAAGCGCATTAATGTCTTGCTATCAGGCAATGGAACAAGTTAAGGGTCAAATATACGAATTAATGGGTATTGCTGACATTCAGCGTGGTCAGACTGACCCAAGTGAAACTCTAGGCGCCCAGATTATCAAGTCAAACAACGCTGCTGGCAGACTTAAAACCCAGCAACACGCAGTCGTAGACTTTGCTACTAGCTTGTTAAGCATTAAAGCGCAGATTATTTGTAATCATTTTACTGATGACACGCTAGTTAAAATTTCTGGCGCAATGCAGTTGTCTGAGCAAGACAAGCAGATGATTCCACAAGCTATTGCGTTGTTGCGTGACGAAGCAAGCAAAAACTTTAGAATTGAAGTCACTTCTGACTCAATGATTTACCAAGATGAGCAGCAAGAAAAGCAAGACAGAATAGCGTTTTTGTCTGCTGTTAGCTCATTTATGCAGTCTGCATTACCAGCAGCATCACAAGCGCCTGAACTTACGCCTATGCTAGTAGAAATGCTTAAATTTGGTGTAACAGCGTTTAAAGCTGGCAAGCAATTAGAGGGAATTATTGACGAAACTGCTGATAAATTGCGTGAACAAGTTAAAGCAAAAGAAGGTCAGCCTCAGCCACCTTCACCAGAAATACAGAAACTACAAATGCAAGCGCAGTTAGAGCAAGCAAAAATGCAAAATCAATCACAGCTTGAGCAGCAGAAACTACAAGCTCAAATTGAGCTAGAGCGTGCTAAACAAGAATTCCAGGCGCAAGAAAACAGCCTTAAATTCCAACTTGAAGAACAGCGCAACCAACTTGATAGACAAATGGAAATGCGTGGTCAAGAAATGAAGATGGAAATGGAAGCTAAAGTCGCCCAAATGAAGATGATGACGGAAAGAAACACTCAAGTCTTGTTAGCGCATATTAACAATGGTGCTAAGATTGAAGTTGCTCGCATTGGCGCAGATGAATCAGG